GGAAATTTGGAGGTATGCCGGATCGCAAGACAATGGGTAACTTTCACCGGATGGCTGGCGATGATCCTGACGTTGTGGACTATTCTACGGGTGATGGCATATCTACTCTAGAGCTTTGGCAAGCTCAGCAGAAGCTCCTTGACGACCACGATCTGCGTGTTCCATGGGAGCTTGAGTGTAGGCTCATTCATCGGGTGGCGCGGTTGCACCGCCGAGGAATGAAGGTAGACGGCGAATACGGGGAGGCATTACGTGGACCCACAGGAATCATGGAGCGGAAAATCGCGGAGGCTCACGCGTCGTTTCCACTTGGTTTCAACACCAACTCCACGAAAGACGTTGAAAGTTTATATCGTCGTGCGGGATACCAAGACTCCGACTTTACGCACACCAAGCTTGGGGCCGTATCATTCACCGAGGGATGGCTCAAAAATAATGAGATAGGTGAGCGAATCCTGGGAGTCCGCCAACTTAAGAAGGCTCGTGATTCGTTCATCGCGCCGCTTGTGGAGACGCATAATGTACGAGGACGAGTTCACCCTGTACTCAATCAATCTAAATCTGACAACTACGGTGCACTCGGAGCGCGATTTAGCTGCTCTGAACCGAATCTTCAGGCGTTTCCAAAACGAAATAAAGAAGTCGGGAAAGTTGTCCGACGACTCATTGTTGCTGATGACGGCTTTGAAATTCAAGAAGGGGACGCCAAACAGCAAGAACCTAGATTGTTCGCATATTTCTCAGATGATGAGCGATTACTTGAGGGATACCGCTCCGGAACTATGGACATCCATGACATCACTTCCGCGGGTCTTGGTCTGCCAAGAGATACCGCTAAGCGAATGGCCATGGGAATCCTGACGGGAATGTCGGCAAAGGCTCTGGCGGGGCATATGGCTTGGCCGCTTGATCAAGCCCAGACATACCATTCGGCGTGGTTAGGCGGGCAGTTCCCCGCTATTGAGCGGTTCCAAAAACGCGCGACCGCCGTGTTCCGATCCACCGGTTACGTCAAGTCAATTACAGGAAGAAAAGCCCGCCTCGATGATCCTGATTATGCCTATCGGGCGGTGAGCCGAATCATACAAAATTCCGGCGGCGACCTGATGAAGACTACCCTGCTCCGCGCTTGCGAATATGAGGAGGCACATCCGCAGGTTCAACTGCTGATGACCATCCATGATTCGCTGATATGGCAGCGGGAAATCGGATTCGACACCAGTGAATTGGTGCGCATCTGCGAAAACGTCCCCAACGAATTCAAGCTGGGAGTTCCGATCCCTTATGAAGTTGGAACTGGCGATAATTGGGCCGAGGCGAGCTATGGGAAAGAACTCGAAACGACGCCCAAAATGGGCTATCACCAGCCCGCGGCATAAACAGGGGTTGACAGCGCGTGCACGGCGTGTTAAAATGGAGGTCAAGATGCCGGACGATGGCGATGAAATGGTTGAAGTTGAAGTCAAGGTGGAACATTCGACTGGAAAAGCTTGGTTGGTAATTGACACCATGACCAATAATGAAGGATGGGCACCGAAATCTCGATGCCATATTGTCCGCGACGTCGATCCGGATGGCAACACAATATTAGCGGTTCCGAAATGGTGGGCGAGGCAGAGGAAATTCATCGAATGAGCTATGACTTGCTAGCAGTTTGGCGTCTAGAGCGGATACGCGAAGATGAGATGCTAGCCTTTAGCGATGGAGTCGATTATCCAATAACCAACAAAGCACTAGCTGAGAAATTTGATCTAAGACCAGGGCGTGTTGGCATTTTACTGCGTCAACGCCGCGAAGCTCGTAAACTGGAACGCATGCAGACCGAAATTAAGCAACTCAGGGAGGTCAACTTCACCACAATGGCTGAGAAATTGTGGATGGAGTTAGAATGGATAGCGACTAAGCTAGAGCAACGCCGAGGCGTGTATGAGTGAGGAATCTGCCCTCAAGACGGAGCTGGTCAAGCAGTGTAAAGCTATGGGTTGGTATGCTCGCCGAATCGAGGATGGGTACGGGGTCGGAATCCTAGATATAGTTATTGTGCCAACGGGGTTTCCCACCCTATTCGTCGAGGGTAAGGTAACGGATGGACTCAAATTCGCCCCGTCCGAACGGCAATACGTCGAGGGTCTCCGCGTGATTGAAGCTCATGGAATTGCAGTGCCGATTCTAGTCGGGTGGCGCAATCAAATAATGTACATTGCAGATTGGGGTAGAGAGGCTTTCATTACCAAAGCATTTAGACAATACGGCAGCATAAACTACGCACAGACAATAGAGGAGTGGTTACGTGGGAAACGGGACAGCGACTGATATTCTTGAGGAGGCATCAAAGCAAGTGGGAGGCGGGCGAGACATTCACGGCGACGTTGACAACTCATATTCGATGGTAGCGCAGATGTGGGAGGTTTACCTGCGCCACGCGAATTATGCGAGGCACAAGAATTCCTCCGTTATGTTGCGCATCGATGCAGTTGACGTGTTGGAGATGATGTCACTCCTAAAAAAGGCCCGGTTCGTCTACGCGACGGAGCCGAACCGTGAGAATTTCGTCGACGACACGGGTTACACCGCACTCGCAGGGATGCAATGTCTCCCAAAACCAGAGCTGGTGCGGGAGCCGGAAAAGAAGCCGGAAGAACCACACGAGGAATTCGACCATGGAATTCGCACGATCGCGGGCAGGTTGCGGCCTCGCATTACTGATATTATCAACCCCGACGCCAGCGAACGCGTGTCATAGGTTCCATACTTGGAACTACCCGTATCCGCAACGATGCGGAGTAGTTCACGCGGCTACCCAAAAGGCGGTGGTTACGCCACCGCTCGATGAACGCCAGCAAGCGATTGAGAAATTAAAGGAGTTGCTTAGCAATGAGTAATGATCCTTGGCATTTTCGCAGCTTTGACCCCTACAAAGAACAAAGAGACAAGAAAGCAGCGGAGACTTGTGCATGGCGCAAGAATCAAGCCCAAATATTGGCTAGAATATTAGCCGATGATAAAGTCAAAACAAGACAAATTAATCACATGATTCTCACTAAAAGGTCTAAGAAAATACCAGTAACGTTGCCAAAAATTGGGGGATCAAAAGATGAGTAACCTATTCGAGAAGACCGGTCTTCACGTAATGGCAGGGGGTCAGTTCGGCAGCGAAGGTAAGGGGCTGCTAGCCTCTTGGCTCGCCAAGCGTGCCATCGAGGAGGACATCCCATTCGCTGGCTGCATTACAAGCGCGGGGCCGAATAGCGGGCACACCAGCTATTTCGGCGACGAGAAAATAGTGCTGAAACAACTACCAACATTTGCGGTCCATATGTTTCTGCGAGGCCATGTCATTCCGGTATATTTTTCGGCGGGAGCTATCATCGACGCCGAAATCCTGGTCAAGGAACACTTGGAGTTCCCAGACATTCCTATATTCATTCACCCCTGCGCGGCGGTGATTCTCGAAAAAGACAGAATGGAGGAACTCGATGCCTCTGGCAGTATATTCGCCATTGCTGGAACACGCTCCGGAACAGGCGCTGCAATCTCTCGGAAGGTTCGCCGTGATCCTTCTGCCATTTATTACAATCACTCCCATCGGTTATTTCCTTACTATGAGAACATTACCGACCTGGATTATCATCCATACTTTATGGAAATATCACAGGGATTCTCACTCGGGCTGAATGAGGCGAAGTTTTATCCGTACACAACTAGCCGCGAGTGTACGTTCATGCAGGGAATGGCCGATGCGAGGCTCCCGCCTACGTATTATAAAAAGGGCTATCTATGTTTCCGAACCTACCCAATTCGGGTCGGGAATGCAGACGGATTCAGCAGCGGCGATTGGTATGCCGATCAATATGAAATCACGTGGGAGGATATAGGACTTCCCCCCGAATACACAACCGTAACCAAGCGAGTGCGCCGCGTCGCTACGTTCAGCTGGAACCAGTTTAAGGATTCAGCGATAGCGAACGATCCGACGCACGTGTTCTTAAACTATATGAACTACATCGGCACTGTAGATCAGCTGGAATTCTACAAAAAGCACAGGGAAACAAGGGATGTCCTCGGAGCGAATTACAAGTTTATCTTCGGGCATGGGCCTAGAGTGGAGCAAGTTGACGATCAAGATTCCACCGGAGCTTCGAGCGTATGAGCATGACATGAGGCGCATGTTCGATGCGATGATCTACAAGCTTCGCAAGAATGCCCACAAGGGTAAGTGGGAACATGGACGCGTCATCGAATACATGAATCACCTTCGAGAAGAAGTGACAGAGCTTTCCAATGCAATCGAGGAGGGAAAGAACACCGTCGAGATAATACTCGAAGCTGCCGACGTAGCGAATATGGCGCTCATTCTGTGCGCGATGGCGATTGACGGGAGGGAATAATGAATAAAGAAACGACGGACGTCGCCGTAGAGGCGGCAAGATTAATGATAAGAGCGGCAGTGCAGACTATCGGAACCGATATCGATGATGATACACGCAACCTGACGATGGCAATGACTTTAGGGATTGTTCTAGCATCTTTTAAGCTAGTCGATGAGTCGATTCCCCGCATAGCCGCAACCGCCTACTTGAGGAACAATGAGCACCCTTGATCCTGTCCAGATCGCCGCGCTTGAAGCCAGCAAGGGCAGGCAGGGATTCGGCTGGTTTATGGAGATGGGCCTTGGCAAGACTCTTACCGCTCTCACCGAATTCCAGGCAGAGGTTCCGAATGGAACGACGCGAATGGTCGCAGTCTGTCCCAACACCTTTAAGGGGGGATGGGCAGATGAGGTCGATAAACACGGAATGGATTTGGACGCCCACGTCTTCCAGAGCGGTACGTATGACAGCGACGCATTCCTGCGACGGCGATACGACAGGCCGCCTCTACTCATTATCAATTACGAAGCAATACGGAGCCAGACCATATTCGATAAGGTTCTCGATTGGATGGGCCGAAAACCTACTTACATTGCCTTTGACGAGTCTATTCAGATTAAAACGCATGACGCGCTACAAACTAAAGCATCTATCGCCCTATCAAGAGCGGCAGTTATGCGCCGTATCCTTACAGGGAAGCCGACCGCTCAGGGGCCTCATGACTTATGGGGTCAGATGCGTGCTATCGGCCAACTTGATGGACGTAACTTCTACGCGTTTCGTGGCATGTTCTGTCGCATGGGCGGATTTAAGAACAAGCAGGTGATCGGCTCGCAGAATGAAGATTTGCTGGCGCAGCTTATTGAGCCACACGTATTCCGAGCCACCAAGGAAGATTGGCTATTCAGCATCCCCAAAGTCTACACCATCCGCGAATATGAGATGACGCATGAACAGCGCGCTCAATATCGGAGCATGGAACGCGATTTCGTGCTCTGGATGAATGAGGATGAATTTGTGACGGTTGACGCAGCTATTTCGAAATATGAAAAGCTGTCCCAAATTCAATGCGGCTTCATTATCGACACCGACAATGAATCCAAGGTTCACGTCATCTGTGAATCCCACCGGAATCCCCGCATTCAGACGTTGCTAAATGTGCTGGATATGGAGGTTCCCGGCAAGGCCATCGTCGTATATGTTCACCGATATGCGTTCGAGATTCTTGAGCAATCGTTGAAGGAGTACAACCCGGCATGGATTAAGGGGGGCATGAAGCCCGATGAAATCGATGAGCAAAAGCGAAGATTCAACGACGACTCATCTTGTCGTATCATATTGGTACAAGAGCGAGCAGGTAAGTATGGACATACCTTGCTCGGACAATCGGGGGCGAATCGATGCTCCACCACCATCTTCTTTGAGAACAGTTATTCACTCGACGATCGTTCGCAAATTGAGGATCGGAATCATCGTCGCGGACAGGATGCTAATTCAGTCGACTATATCGATCTTTGCG